CCGACTACTAGACCGGCAACTGTCGGACCGTCAGGGGTTGCAGATCCAGGATAGACCATTGGAACATCGAACCACATTCCGTGCCTTCGAGCCAGGAGAGTCTTATCCTTCCCCGCCCTAGCCACATCCACCCCTATTGAGTCCATTGGAGCAAGCTTCTCCGGCCTCCTCCACCGCTTCATGGCTTGATCTATCCATTCCGTTGGGATCACCTGCCACGGGTTGTCTTCAATGCCAGCCTGGAAGTCACCATTCAGCATTTGTGATCGTAGCGGTTCTGGCAATGACTGCAACTGGGCCATGTAGCCAGTGTTGAGTAAGTAGGGATTGTCACCGATTCTGGACGGGACGAATGTTCTAGACTGCGGAGTTATGCGCTCTTCATCCAAGTCGAATGGTTCCCCGTTTACCACCTCAAGATCCTTGCCGCCAACTGTTGCATACCATCTCAACTCTCCGGGCTTGGCCGGGTTTGGATGGGTCTTATCTAGCCATGGAGCAAAGTACCTGGTGATCCACCGGCCACCGGCAGTGGTTGGAGGGTTGAATGTAAGCAGTGCCTGGCACGATTGGTTTGGTTTGGTGGTCCGTAACCATCCCATCACATACCTGACCTGATCCTCCCTCATGTTAGCGGCTTCATCAAATACCAGGAAGTCGTGAGGTCTGCCCTGATACTTCTTCTCATCACCAGGGTTTGGGAAGGAGCAGAACTCTACCTGGACCCGCTGGCCATCAGGCCTCTTTAGCCTCCAGATATTGTCCTTTCCATTGAATCCTATCCTATTGCCCAGTAGATCAGTGAAGCGATCTATCACCCCGGTTAACTCGGTGCCGTTCATGCGGAAGATGCCAACCGTTTGGTGTTTGGTGAGAGACTTTCCTACCGCCAGATCCGTCTTACCTCCACCGGCTGCGCCACCGTATCCAATAATGTCAGCCTTGGAATGGTACGCCATAGACTGCGGGCCAGGCAGTGGTCTCCATACAACAGTGTCTGTTTGAAGCAACTGGTCCAGTTCGGCCAGTTCTTCCGGAGTTAGAAACTTTAGAATGTCTGGATCAATCTTGATCAAGCTTCGACCTTTCGACTGCTTCGTTGATGATCTTGGCAGCCTGTGCTGCGCGTTCGTTGTTGGTCAATGGATTGAGAGGGGCATCTTCATCACCAGCAAGGATCGTCCGGTCACCGTAGACCTTCGGCAATTGCTTGGAGAGTATCCATTTCCGGGTATCAACCCTCAATCTCTGGTGCTGGACCCCGGCGTTATCGATCCTCCCGTCAGCCAGCTTAACAGGCTCTTGATCGGCGATATTCAATGTGTCATCAGCCATAACCTCAAGCCCCACTTGGCGAGAGTGGGCGTACTGAAGACGAAATTCTATGTTCGCATTACTTGCTAACCATTTTATAACTTGTCCAACGTGAGGAAAGTCATCGCCTTTGCATATGGATCTGAGACTTTCGCCGGTCTCCATGCGCTCACAGATTAAGTTACCCATCTCTGCTGTAAAGGTGGATGGTCTACCCACTGGATTCTTCTCTCCGGACTTTTCTTTAGTTGTCATGATATTTTCTTGAAGTGGTCTATTGATTGGGATCTGCGGGTGTAGTTGCAAATCTTTTGGACTCCCGCCACGGATATTGAATAACGTCTGGCAATTTCTGAGTAACTTAGTCCCAGATCCTCTCTGAGGTCTCGGATGTGATCGATGTCATCATTACTCAATTTGGAATTATGATGGTCCTGGCCAATTCTCCAGCCGAACTCGTTCACTGCTACATATTTACCAGGCTTATCACCCAAGATGGGGGGCATTGCTTATTAATTTGATTGCCCAAATCAATTCTGGAGGTGCGATACGGTTTCCCATAAGCCATTCCCGCCGTACGAACATGAGTACAGCGCTTCATTTTACACTGTTGAATTCATTACACAAGGCAGATAGCACTATAGATTCAGACCTGATTTTGATGCTCGAATCTATAGTTACAGTTTTGTCCGACAGAATGTCTCAAGGTAATTTGTACTTTTCCCTGCAATATGAACAAGCTCCCTCGATAAGCCTGCCGCTCCACTCCCCGCAAATGTCGCAGTCACCGGCCCGTCCAGGTCTCAAGGGTTTTCTTGCCGCCCTCAGTGCGTAATCGAGATCCTTTTCCATCTGTTCGTTACCTAAATCAGCTTCATCGCTCATCATCCAATCCTTTTATAAGTTGAGTGTATTTAATCTTAATCTCCTTCAACTCTTGGATGGACCAGTATTTTGATTGGTGGACCCCTTCCAGAAATTCTAACCGTTCGGCACCGATCCTCCTCAGTAACTCCTGGCGGTACGGGACGATATTACCATGTAGATGGCAGTTGCACGGTTGACACTGAAGGTGGACGTTGTCCGGATGGAATCTGAGAGATGATCTGGTGGATGTCGGGAGAAAATGTCCCGCATGGTTCTGGCCACCGTGGAAGCGATTACACGAGATGCAAGGCAATTCCCTATCTCTGACCCTAATCCACTTATTAAACGCAACCTGGGCCTCTTTGAGCCATGCCCTGCGGTCTTTATCTTTAATGGCTGCTCTAGCTTTACGGATCTCCGCGTTCTTTTCCTTCTTTTCTTTGTTTTCTTTCTTCTGGCGGTTGATTAGATTCAACTCGATAGCGCAGCTAAAATCACAGACAGACTGTAGCGGCTTGGTTGGTATGAACTCCACCTTACAGACTTTGCACTTCTTGGCTTTCATGGCCTTTCATACTTCCCTGGAACGCTATACTTCTTGGCACCGGCCACGCAGTCAGGACAGATCTTACGGGTGACCTTGCCCCACTTATTCAGCTTGGTTGCCCAGAGCGGAGGGTTACTATAGTCTTTTGTTCTCCGGCATTGCATACAATACTTGGTCATGCCGGTTTCTCATCTAAACTTTTCCACCCTATGTTTCTGGCATAGGCTATACACTGTGGTGTAACAGAAAACAATTTGGCAAAATGAACCTGAGACAAACTACTGTTTCTTATTAGCAATACTTGTTCTTTATTTAATTTATGCATCCCATGCTTTTCACCTTCTTGAAAAGTTCCGTGATTTTTTTTGTCTAAATGATTTTCTCTTACTGTCCCCCATTTCAGATTGGATAATGAGTTGTTTTTTTTATCGCCATCTAAGTGCATAGCCTGATATTTTGGTGATGGCCGATCTCCTAAAAAAGTAAGTAAAACCAAGCTATGAATAGTGTAGTTTTTTTGTTTACCATCTTTTGATAAAGAAACTGCTTTATATCCATTCCTTAATACAAATTGGTTTTTTAACCTATTCCAATTATGTGACCAAACTTCTCCATTTTCATTAATGGAATAATTTTTATATGCAGGAATGTTTTTCATATATTAGAAGCCTTCATTTCTATTCGTGCAGTCGCTTCTAACGTCTGCCAAACAGAAACTTTACACTGGGCTGCGATCATCATCCACCTCATTGCTTCGTATTCCTCGATGGCAACACGGATCGCGGCCAAGTGATCCTGGTACTCTTGATGGGCGTAAGCAAATGACTCCTTCGCAGATTCAGTCTTCAGATCCGACTGATTCATGAGCAGACTTTTCTTTGATTTGCGGAACTCCTGGAGGTAAATCACATTTGCTTTACACCTCCCATACTCCTCCGCGTTGTCGCGAAGATAGTCGAGTGCCTTGAACGGGCTTATTTCGTCTTTCATTTTTAACCTCTGTTGTTTTGACTGCTGTGTACTGGAAGGAAGGAGGGTAGACTCTTGATCTATCCCCCTTCTTCTTTGGCAATGGGTCGGGATGAACCGTTATAACCGACTCCGACACGATTTCAAACTTACGACCATGCCAGTGAATCAACTCGTTCGTCCTACGATCATGTTGAGACAGTGGTCCTCGACCCTTTCCTTGTCTATGTCACCCCATTTCTCGCGTTTAAAAATAGTATTCATGTATTCTTCGACTAGCTGTGGCTTAGACTTCCCCCTCACCCTGGTGTTAGGACTCCAGGTCCCAAGCTTATTCAGAAAAGCGATCTCGTGGCTTGTTACCCATGCAAAATTTTCAGAGGCCATTTTATACTCCAGTTGTTTTGATTGATTTAATTGTCTGCCTGATATTTGTAGATACAAAATCCTTGCGCTTATCCACAGTATCGAGACCCATTTTTTGATTCCACTTCAA